GCCCTTTTTAAATCTCTACCGTATTCTTTTTCTGCTTCCCATAATGGTAATGATTTGTGAATACCAAATGCTCGCGGTTCCCATAAATCAAAACGACACTTACGGCCTAGTAGAGTTCTACAGTAACCTACTTGATCCGCGCGCCGTGTCGCTTGTTCCATTAACTGTTTAACAAACGGCACGTTAGCATGAAACCTGGCGAACAGATCTTCTGTTTCTGTTTTATCTAATCCTAGTTGGCTAGCAAGTTTACCCTTACCCATGCCATACATCATACCAAGATTAATAGTTTTAGCGGTGCTTCTGTCTATGCCCGCCATATCGGCAACGGCTTGATGAAAGTCTGGATCTTCTGTTTGGTAAGATTCAATGACCTCGTCGGCGCCTTTCAAACCGCCACCGGTAAGCGCGGCGAAGTGGACAAGAACACGAGGCTCTTGTTGGCTATAGTCGAATGACCCCCACTTGCAACCCTCGTCTGGGACGAAGATTGATCGTATCATCGGTCCGATATTCTTATTCCTCATTGGAACTTGCTGTAGGTTAGGATTGTTGTACGAGAAACGTCCTGTAACTGTTCCCGCTCCTTCATCACTACGCATTTGATTAATATCGGCGTGAATTCTGTTGTCGTGCGAATGTCTTAATATTGTATCAATAAAAGTTGTACGCGCTTTGTTAAACTCTCTAGCGTGCACAATCATTTTAGCTAAAGGGTGTTTGTGTGTGTTTAAAAAGTTTTTATCAAACTTTGGTTGTTTAGTTCTCTCTGTGCGATCGTACTTAATTTTTAATTTATCAAATGCCTTTGCAACACTCATGGCTGCCCAGACATCTACATCAACTCCTGTGTCTTTTTTAATTTGTAATAGAACTGCGTTTTCTTTTTTTCGTAAATCTTTTTTTATTCTTTCTGCTTTTTGTAAATCAACACCTACACCTTTTGTTTTCATGTCAAGCAAACATGGAAAGAGCCGTGTTTCGAGGTCAAAGATACTTGATAACTCTTGCTTTATTAACTCTACTTTAAAATGTTGCCACAATCTAAGTGTAAGATCCGCGTCCTGTTCTGCATAGCTACCAACATACATTGGTGGTAATTTATACATTTCACTTTTAGCATCTAGTCCCCACTCCTTTGCTGCTTCATATAATAATGCTTCTGACTTTGTTTCTTTAAGATAGTCTCTACCAAGATCATTTAAGTTATATTTAAATCTATTTTCATCTATAAGTGGTGCTGCAACTAATGTATCAATAATTTTACCTTTTACTTCTACACCCCACCAACGTAGCCAACCCACATCATAAGCGGCGTTATGAAATACTTTATCACATGGAAGGTCCATGATCCGTTGTATTTGTCTCTTAATTATTTTTTCATCAAAGTTACCACCACCCTCATGTCTAATAGGAAAATAACCTTTCCAACCTTCAACAGCAATAGCAACACCGGCGATAAAGCCCTCGCCTCTAGTCCACCCAGGTCCTTTTGTTTTAATACTTGGATCGCAAGTTTCTAAATCAATAGCTATTTCTTTAGCGTCAGATAAATCTGGTATCTTCTCTGGTGGTGTCCACTCACTCGGTGGTTGGAATAGAGGAATCTGAGTCATTTATTTCTCCTGCAATGGCGGCATAACCAGCCATATCAATATAACAATCATTTGTTTTTTTGTTTTTAAGTCTTGCAACTTTTACTAATAACATGCAAATGGCTACATCGTGTGCTGATATTTCTTTATCAAGATATGAACTCCATAGGTTAGCAATGTTTTGATGATTAGTAACTTTATCGCCGTAGTCTTCTTGCCGTTGACCGGTAACAATATTTATTGTTTCTTCTAAAATATTTTTACTTATTCTCATCGGCCCTCTCTTTCTTTTGTATTGCTTGTAAATCATTTGTGAGGAGTTGTAAATCAAGTAGCAATAATTTAAGCTCTCTATCAACTTTCTCACGGTTGAGTTTTGGTAACTCTGCACGTATTTTACGTACTTGCTTTTCTGTTACGCGAACTTGTTTCAACGCAGTGTCTATTGTAAACATTAAAATGCCTCCGTAAATTCTCTGTTCGATCGTGATCGAACAATGTTTAAGCTATGTCGTGCTCTTGTCATACCAACATAAAAAACACGACGTTCTGAATCTCTGTGCCGCCAATATTCTTCATCAGCCTTTCTTCCTAAATCAGAGAATAACATTACATTGTCAACCTCTCCGCCTTTTGCTCCGTGTATCGTAGATAAACGTACTCTTGGTTCTTTCGTAATCTTTTCACCTTTACGAAGAATGTTTTGAATGTAAATTCTTTTTTCTGGCTTTATGTTTTCTAAAGCCTTCATCCATTGTAGTTCTTTGTCAACTTTTAATCCGTGGTCCGTGCTAAGTTCTTCAAAAATATACATTTTTTCTTTATCTGCACCCTTCATTGCTTTGTGTTCTTTATCAACACCTGTGCCTGTTTTTATATACACGTAAAGATTTTTTGCTTCTTTGTAACTTATAGGTTTACCTTTTCTAACTCTTTCCCATGCGATGATAGCACTTTGTATTCTTTTATCTAATGATGTTCTATCTCCCCTAGCATAAAACACACCGTCAGATTTTAAATCTATTTCTAATTTATCTAAAATATATTTATCCCTAGCTAACAAAAGCCACTCACCTTGTTTAAGTTTACTAGATTGTAACTCCGGAAAAAATTTTATCTCGCCGTCATCTTCTCTACCAATCCATTCTTTTGGCACTCTATCTTTTACTCTACATATTAAGTTGTTTGCTTTTCGGTGTATGAGTCTTGACAGTCTGTAAGACTTATCAAGAATAACTCTTTCACCTTCCATGTTTATTAAAAATTCTGGTCTTGCCCCACAAAACTTAAAGATAGCTTGATCGTCATCACCAGCAATGTAAACACGTTTTGCATTAGAAACAATTCTTTCTACCATCTTCCATTGTAGCCAACTTAAATCTTGTGCTTCATCTATAATTACAACATCAAACTGTGGTATGTAATCTTTTAATTTTTTATTAAAACCAATAATCATGTCAGTAAAATCATATTTGTTTCTTGATTTTTTATAGTCTTCTATTGACTTATCTATATATTCTAATTTTTGCCAACCACCTTCTAAGTGTCCTACTTCTGCAAAACCAAAATAATGTTTTGTAGTTAATCCTCTAACTTTTGCGCCATCGATTACTTTTGTAAATACATCGTCTGGAAAACTAACACCATAGTTCTCTACTTTAGCATTAGGATTACTTAACTTAATTCCTAATTTTTTAGATATGTAATCGTAATCATCATCGCCCATTACGTTTTCTTCTCGTAAATGTAATTGTTGAAATGCTAAACTATGTAATGTTCTGAAATAAATAAAATCTTTTGAATTATAATTAAAATTTTGTAATGCTCTTGATAAAGCTTCGTCTGCTGCTTGGTTAGTAAAAGCAAAATATCCAATTTTGTTTGGTGAAACTTTATTTTCTCTTATTTCTTTTTCTACTATTCTTAGTAAATAAGTAGTCTTACCTGTACCTGGTGGTCCAAATATTATCTTTCTCATTAAAAAGGTGTCTCCTCGTCCATGTTAGGTCTGTCTAGTTCTGTATCAACTTTCTTCTGCCATGGCACATACCACATGTAAGTTGTTTTGTTTAAAACTTTTCTTCTTGTATCTCCTCCACCTAACTTATCTCTTATATGTGCTGTCATTTCTTGTGTAGAAAAATCTTTAAATCTATTCTTTTCTAAAAACTTTTCTAATGAATCCATTTTAAAATATGCTGTCATCTTCTTAACTTTATCTGCTTTACCACTATCTGTTTTTTCTATATACTCCCGTTCTTCAAATAAAGCTTTACCTATTCTTATCTCATCTATGTTGTCAGCTTCTCCTTGATCTTCTAAAAACTTTTCTAATAAACTTTCAAACTTACCTGTCTTACTTATTTCATAAGGTAATTTAATTACTTCTACCTCTTTCATTAAAGCTTGAATCTTTCTGGTCCACATTTGTTGTGGCATTAAATTAGGTAAGGCATGAACTTGATCCATGCATGCTAGTCTAAACTTATGTTGATTATATAATTCTTCTGTCGATACTCTCATTCTTTCTCCATCAATATTTAAAAACCATATTGATTTATCACTTTGAAACTTTGTTAAATCACTAACTTTATAATCTATGTCATCACCTATACCATATGGTCTAGTTCTACATTGTATTGAAGAACATACACCACACATCGGTTGATCTTTACATTTGTATTGATAATCTTTTTTCTCGTGTTGTCTTATTGTTTTCTGAACTTGTTGAGATCCTAATGGTCTCTCCATGTACTTATGATTAAATTCATCAATTTTATTTTGCCAATCATCTGGCCATTTCTTTTTTGCATAAACTGCGTATTGATACAGTGTGTTATCTCTACCGCCCTCTGGTATGCCTTGTCCCATTAACGTTGCTAGACAAGGTGGACCATCATCTAAGTATGCTAAATCTTTTCTTCTTTCTATTTTAAATTTTCTTAAATCTTTTTCGGTCGTGCAATAAGTATCATATAAAGAAAAGAACTCGTCAAGAGTAGCACCGCCACCGTCATCAGTAAAGCCATGCCGCATACTGTCATCACCACCATGATAGGGTAAGTTAAGAAAGTTTCCCGTATCTCCTCTATCTGCTTTGATTTCAATTTGTTTTGGAAATACTTCACAATTCGCATAACCTAACTCTCCCGACCACTCTATAAGTTTTTCTCTCATAAGTTTAGCGGGCACAGGTTCTTTTGTAAATAAAAATATATGTGCGCCACCACTTTTTGATCTACACATGACAAGCGGTAATTTTAAATTTCTTATCTTACTAATAATAACTCCGTAGTCTAATGGATACGTATCTACATCTATGCAGCCCCATATACACGTAGAATCATCGCGTATTGGTATAATACCAAGACTAGGATCTTTTCCCTCTATGTGATCTATCCATAATTGATCTGTTACAGGTTGTTTTAATATAAAAGCTTTACCAGAGGCTTTTCCATTTTCCATACCTCCATCACTTTTAAACTGACCATAAGCCCTGTCTAGACCATAGAATACCTTCTTAAATTTCTTAACTCTATTTTCCATAAACTATAATAAAAAAAGGGGCGCATGCGCCCCCAAGATTAAAATGGTACGTCAGTCTTATTTACTTCTTCTTCATACTTAACGCTACGCTCACCTTTGTTTACACTTTCAGCAAAACTTTTAGCGATCTGATAAAGATTAGCATCGGTAACTTGTTCCTCTCTACTGACCTCCCAGCCATGCCAATTACCTTTGTCATTTTTTTCTTTTACAGCTTTTAATCTGTAGAAGTGGCTGTAAGATGGTGGAGTAAATAAACCACTCTTACCTTTTAACTTAACGTTTAACATCATAGAATTCCACTTTCTACTTTTCTTTAGTTGAGTAGATTTCATTGTAATAACTGCTGGTGATGATTCACCATCGTCATTTACAAGTAAAATAAAATGATTACCACAAGTCTCAACATAGTTACCATTTTCTAGTCGATCTTTTCTATTATCGTCTCTAGTAGTTTTAGTAAGTATGTCACTTGCAGATTCATAGACATTGATCGGTGCACCCGTCCCTTGTCCTCTGTCTGCCCATTCAACATATTGTCTTTGATATGCACAAGGTAAAACTCGTATACCTTTTGCACCATCATACAATTCGTTTGTAACAGTGTTATAAATTAAGCCAGGTTTAGCACCGAGTACACTTTCATCTTGCACCTCTGGTGATAAAGCCATTAACACCTTCAATCTTGGTGTAGCTAAATCTTCTTGGCTGATGTTCTCTAAACCACTAGAGGCATCTTGTTCCATCAAAGATATATTCAATGCTGGTACAGCATTTTCTTTCTTAGCAACATTTGAGTTTGCCATAGTTTCTCCTTTTATTTTTTAGTTATTTTAGTTTCGGCGCCAACAAAGACTCCGAATTTGTCCATGGGTATTTCAACACCATCAGCAATCTGCTCACGAACAAAAGCTTTTAAAGTCATAGGCTCAACCCATAACTTCTGTTGAGGTTCATAACCTAATTGATTTACTCTATCAATAAATTCATTAGCTCTGACATCCTCACCTTTACCGAACACTGCTGATACTTGATTCTTAATCAAATCGCCGTGCCCATTATCACGAAGCCACTTAAAAGCATCTTCACGATATCTTACAGGAATAGAAGCTTGCACTTTCTGTTTCACTTTTACAGCGGAACCATCTGATAGTGTTACACTTTCTAATCCTAATTCAGACATTTTAGCAGGTATAATTTCTTCTGATAATTTACGAATAGCTTTCGCTTTCGCTTTCAGTTGTTCTTCTAATTCTGCTAACTCACTTTCGAGCTGTACTTGTTCTGCACATAACTCTGACATCTCTTTTAAAGAGTTGTCACCAATGTTAGGTGATGATACATCACTTTCCATTTCATCAATTAACCCTAAACTAGTCATCTATTTGTCCTTTCTCGTATAGGTTTATTTCTACAGGATAATACCTAAATTCTCTCTTATCCCATTTTAAGCACTTAAAGCGCCCTCTATTATTAGAAGAAGCGATAGCACATGCTATACCAATAGCAGAAGGATCACCCATTAGCAACAAATAATCATCATCACTAAAGTTTTTAAGCTTTTGACTTAATCTTCTAACAGTTGGTCCGGAGCTTAAAACTATTTGAGAGTTATTAGGTAATAGTAATTCAAGTTCTCCATATTTTTCTGCACTCAAAATGTTTCTACCAGAAACTTCTTGCACTACAAAAACTTTTCCACCTGTCAGTGGTTTGGTCAAAAAGTTTATGTCAACGACATCCTTTACCATTCTTTCTCCTTTTTTATCCCATATACACATTGACAAATTATTTTGCAAGTGTAAATTACAATTAGAATTATAGAATGGATTACAAATTTAAAACAGAGCCGTATGAGCATCAGTTACATGCGTTAGGCGCTAGTCATAACAAAGAAAATTTTGCTTTGTTTATGGAGATGGGTACGGGTAAATCTAAGGTATTAGTTGATAATATAGCCATGCTTTATGACAGAGGTAAGATTAATGCTGCGTTGATAATAGCACCAAAGGGTGTTTACAGAAATTGGGAACGTCAGGAAATACCAACACACATGCCAGAACATGTTGTGCATAATATTGTTACTTGGTCTCCTGCTACTACAAAAAAACAACAACAAGAAAATAGAAAATTATTTAAACACGATGAAGAACTTGTAATATTTTTAATGAACATAGAAGCCTTCAGTACAAAGAAAGGCATGATGATTGCTCAAAAATTTCTTTTAGCGCATCAAACTTTGATGGCTATAGATGAATCAACAACAATAAAATCACCAACAGCATCAAGAACAAAAAATGTTTTAAAGTTAAGAAGATACGCAAAGTATAGAAGAATATTAACAGGATCGCCAGTAACAAAAAGCCCATTAGATTTGTATACGCAATGTTATTTTCTCGATCCGTTTTATTTAGATTTTAGTTCTTACTATTCATTTAAAAATCGTTACGCTTTGATGGTTGATCGTAACGTAGGTAGTCACAGTTTTAAACTTGTTACAGGTTATATTAGATTAGATGAACTTAATAGTAAACTTAATAAGTTTTCATATCGTGTATTAAAGGAGGATTGCTTGGATTTACCAGAAAAAGTATACATGAAACGCACGGTGTCGTTGACACCAGAACAATTAAAAGCGTACACAGAGATGAAAAAGCACGCGTTGACAGAATTAGAAGGCAAGCAAACTAGTGCTGCTAGTGCTTTGGCACAGCTAATAAGATTACATCAAATAACTTGTGGTCATTTGGCTACAGATGATGGGGAGGTAAAGTCTTTGAAAAACAATAGACTAAATGAACTATTAAATATATTGGAGGAGATAGATGGAAAGGTCATTATTTGGGCGGTATACAGGCATGATATTATTCAAATTGGTAATACTCTCAAGTCAAAATTCGGGGAACAAAGTGTTGAAACTTTTTTTGGTGATACTGCTGACGGCGATCGCCAAGATATTGTTTCTCGCTTCCAAGATAGAGATAGCGATTTACGATTCTTTGTTGGCAACCCTAGAACCGGAGGGTATGGTCTCACTCTTACTGCTAGTCATACTGTTGTGTATTATAGTAATAGTTATGATTTAGAGATACGTTTACAATCAGAAGATAGAGCGCACAGAATAAGTCAAAAAAATAAGGTCACCTATATTGACCTAATTTCTGAAGGCACAGTTGACGAATTTATTGTTAAGAACTTACGAGGTAAGATAAACCTTGCGACTAAAGTTTTAGGTGAAGACTTGAAAAAGTGGTTGATATAAGCTAGGAGTAATGCATGGCTTATTTAAATCACAATCTACCACCCTTTAGTGCTTATATTAGAAACGAATATTTATACGATCATGAAAAAGGTCACGGCGACTTTACTTTTGCAGACGTTCACACAGTAAATAGTTTGGAGAGAAGGGCTTTATTATTTGAGTGTTTGTTACCTAACGGTGTGAATTGGACACGTAGACCAATACACGCTTTTTGTTGGAAGAAAGATGCACCAAAGCACCCGTTAAATATACACATGTATTGGGATTGTTTCTCTCCTTACGTCGACGTAAACAGAAGAAATAGACTAGCAAACTGTAGGGCAGAGCTTGTAGATTACAAAGGTGTTAAGAGAAAAGGCACATACATGTTTACAATAGATTGGGCGTGGGAAAACAAAGCAGGTATATTAGATACAAACTTTAGTGAAGATCCGGAGCATAAATGTGCACACATGTTTAGAATGGACGATGGTAACTTCTTTGCATATCCTAACAATAGAACTGTTTGGTATGATGATGCATTTATGGAGGAAAGATTAACAGAAAATCCAGGTTACAAAATAGATCAAAATTTTTACACGGTGGAGAACACTAGAGAAGAAGACACTAAAACTGATGACTCATACATGACTCAGTTTGAACGTCCTTAGTGAAAATATTCTTTGACCACATTACAGGTAAACTAACACATCACGATATTGTATATTCATTAGCTCTAGCAGAGTTTGAAGAGAGTGAGTATGATTATGCGTTAGAGAATGGTTGGATTCCATTGTCTTGGTATTATACTAAGATGAATAATTTAACATGGATTAATGCAAGAACTTCACGGTTAATATTAGACAAGTTTACATTTAGTAAAAAACAAAAGTATAAATTAAAATCAAAGGTAACATATAAATTAGTTGATAAAGTAGATGAACAAACAAAAAAACAACAAGCAGAGGTGTATAGAAAGTATATAAGACATAAAAATTATCACGAAAAGGGTAACGAAGAAGAAAGTGAAGATTTCTTTATATTTAGAGATGATCCAATAAATTGGAAAACATTTTTATATTATCACGGTGATAAACTTATAGCATTCACCGAGTTCTTTGACTTTGGTAAACAAATACTTACAGGTCAATTTGCATGGGACTATGAAGATTATAAACTAGGAGTTGGCACGTTTGCTACGTTGTCCGAGATCAAGTGGGCGATAGACAATGGCTATGAGAAGTATTACTTGTCTTATGCGTATGAAGAGGCAAGTATGTACAAATCTAAATACGATGGCTTTGAGTTTTGGACAGGTAGAGAGTGGCTAGATGATAAAAATATATATAAAAAACTGTGTGAAGAAGATACTAACATAAAAAATCTAGAAAACTTAAATGACTACCAAGAAAAATACTTCAAAATAGTAAAATGTAAATAAACCTTATTTTTTTAACCGTGAGAGCAAAAATCTTTTTCTGTAGTATGTTGACTCGTAAAAGTCTTATTTCATTGAATTTAGGGGGTTTTCTAAAGCTTTTTTTATTTGCTTGTCCACTTTTTCTTCTAATTCAGTCATGGCTGATTGAATCTTATCCGATAATAATCGCATGTCTTCCTGAATGCCCCTCGTGGTATCTCTTAACTCCGAGCTGGTTTCTCTTGAATCTTCCTTGACCATTTGTTCGACATCATTAACAACTTTTTCAATACGTCTTACGTCTTGACGTAAATCATTTTTCAATTCGTTTGCAACATCAGACACTAATCTTATTTCAGACATGATCATTTCCATTTCTTGCATAATCATGTTTACTTCTGTTTGTATGATATCTGTTTTACTATTTAACTCTTCTTTTGTTAAATCAATTCTTTTATCAAAGTTTGATAAGTCTGGCGCAACGTATTCTTGTATCTGTTCTTTCATCGTGAGATAATCTTTATAAAATTCAAAACCACCCCATAAAGCACCACCTGCTGTGGTCAGCGCTGTAAGAATGACAAAAATTTTGCCACCTCTAAATTTAATACCGCCTACTTCTACTTCTGCCATTGTTGCATTACCATTTCATCCATTAGACCATCACTTCCTGCAAACAGAAAATAACTTGCTATATCATTATCAGATATAATAGCGTCTGGCAAAGTCTTATCTGTGAAAAATCCTACTCTGTCATTCAGCTGTTTTTGTGATTCAAAAAACGATTTAGTGTTACCTAAAACCTGCATTACGATAAGCGTCTTTAATTGATTCTGTGAATCATATTTACCTTTATCACCCATCTTTTTAACAATTTTTTTAGCTGCTTTTTCTTTTTTAGACTCTGGTTTTTTTACAGGTTTCTCTTCGGTTTCACCCTTATCCTCTGGTTCTTCCATATCTTCTGGTTGCTCTTCATCTGCTTCAACCTCTGAAACGCTCTCTTTCTCCTCTGGCTCGTCTGCCACATCTTCTGAATTTTTTTCAGTAGATTCTTCAACAGGCTCTTCCACGGGTTCTGGCTCAACTTCAGCTTCGGGTTTAGTTTCTGGTTCATTTACTGGTTCCTCCATCTCTGGTTCGGGTTCCGCGATCGGTTCAACTTCGACCTCCATCTCTGGCTCTGGTAACTCCATATCCAGTTCTAGTTCCATCTCCATCTCTATTTCGACGGCGACAACTTCTATATCCATCTCTATTTCTGACATATCCATGTCTGGTATGTCAACATCAAACTCCACATCAAAGTCAAATTCCATGTCCATTTCCATCTCTACAGTTTCATAAGATACTTCCATATCTGGCTCGTCAAACTCTGGTTCAAAGTACATGTCGCCATCTGGTGCCTCTATAATGTCATTATGTTCAAAGATATTCTCAACAATATCAATAACTTCTGTCTCTGTACTACCGCCATACGCTACCCACATTTCTACGGTGGTGATAGATTGTTGTACGATCGTATTAACCACGTTGTATAATACGTTGACAGTAACATCATCAAACAATGGTCCGATGGCCAAGTTTATATCACGACCGCCAACTTCAATAACAAGTGTTGTAATTGTACCACTAAAATCAAAACCACCAGAATACTCTTGAAAGCCACTAACTACACCAGATTCTGATAATATATCTGTGCCACTAAATACACTTGTATTACCGTTTCTACCCGTAATATGCATGTATATACGGTCTTGCGCATCTCTCTTATCTACCTTAATCGTGTAATTAGTACGACCGCCATTTTCAATATCTAGCTCTGATATATCCACGGTGTTAATAAACGTTGTGCCCATGCCTGGCACACCCATGGTCGATGTACTATTACCACTACCTGTGATTTGTGCACACTTATCTGATCCTAGTAAATAACAATTATTACCAGAGGGCATGTTTGCAGGGCCTTGACCACCCCAGTCAACGTCCATATCCCCCTCTTTGTTTGACGACACGTAATTATTATCACCGTCAAGAACATCACCAGAGTCTTCGTTTGTCACTGTAACTGTGGTGGTATCTGTCGTTGTAGTTGTGGTTACAGTATGACCATCAGCTTCGTATTCTATCGATTCTGTTTCTGTTATTACGATTGTTTCTTCTACGCCCGGTGTACAAACTCCTGTCGCTGTAACAGGACACTCAGCTTTAAGGGAAGAAGGCCACGATACCAGAGTGCATAACCATAGCGGCAATAATAAACTTCGCCAGTTTAGCCCCATCGCTTACTCCTTCAGTTTTTTTCTGTTCTTTTATATCTTGTTCTATTTTTGCAAATACCACACTACCTTCTGGCACTAGCTCTGGGTTAGCTTCCCAACCTGCTTTTGCTTCCTCACCGATAGCACCCATATACGGACAATATGTGCCTGCCATATACATCGCGTCCCACACTCTAGGGTCAGCACATAATGTGCTCACCGCGGCAACTTTCATACCATAAGAATATAATGACCGTGATAATTTTATGCGTTCACAGTTTTCGTCTGTGACCGTGATCCCAGAACTTATACCTAATATCTGTGTTTGCACCGCACCAGCAACCGCTGTTTTACACACGTCAGAGTTGTTTACTACAACACTTGGTGAATTAGCTGTAGGCGGTGTATTGTTTGTTACCACCGTGCTACTAACCGTATTTGTTTCTGAAAGTGCAGATCCTGCGATGGCAGTCAATATAATAACTACTAATAATGACATTAGTATTCTATTTCTTACCATTTACCGCCCATAATTTTCATAACTGTCCAGATCGCGCCGACGACTGCTCCAATTATTAATAAAACTTTTATACCACCAAGACCCATGTTTGTATGTTTATTAAGATCGCGCACTTGTTTTTGCATGATACCTATATCTTCTCTAATGTATTTAACATCAGTCTTTAATTCAGCTATTTCTTTTTCCCACTCAGCCATTATCTACCTTTTAAATATCTTGGTAAACTTGCTAAGCCACCTTCACTAAAACCAATGTTAGCACCTTTTTTTCTAGCTTCCATAACATTACGTATTCTATTAGCTTCTTGAACAGGACTGGTTGAGGGTTGGCCACCTGGTTGTCCAATAACGACGGTGCCTCCACCAGTAGGAAAGTCTGGTTGAGAAGAGTCTTGTCCTCCTCCGGTAGGTTGTATTGGTGCAAGATCAGTGACTATGATGTCATCAGAAGGATCCACCGTTCCTCCAGTTAAAACTGTTTGGTTATCAGCACCTCCTGTTTGAATTACATTTGGTATATTAATACCGCCTATAGGAATATTATCCATGGCACCTGCTCCACTCATTTTTGTTCCTAAAAATCTTGATGGTGAAAAATTGGCTACGTTTCCTAAAAGTTGAAACAAAATGTTATTTCTAATTGAATCTGGTATGTTAATGCCGAATCTATCTTCCAATACATTAAATGCCGTGTTAACCCCACCCAAACTTCTGTCTAAAATCCTTTGTCCTGCTACGACCGCTGGACTCATTATACCAGCATCCAAAGCCGTAGATCCGGTAGCCATGGTCAAATCAGTAAGAGCATCACCAAAAGGTATCTCTCCTTCTACAACATCTCTACCTAGACCAAAAGCTAAGTTTGGATTTATTTGTTCTGGTAAAAGTTCTGAAGCGACAGCACCTCCAATTATATCAAGAAGGTCTGAGCCACCAGGCTGTGGAACGATATCCGGTGTTCTAAAATCCATAATACCGTTTGACATTATATTACCCTCTGAAATGCTTTCTTAGTGTTCATAATACCGCCTTTCGCTGCAAATGTGATTGAATTAGGAAACACATCTCTGCCTCTCGCTAAAAGATTTTGATCCACTGTTCCGGTGGTCGCGGTCGGTGTTCCAAGCATACCTGCTGGATTTACACTAGCAAGTCTTGAAGCATCGTTTATATTAAAGTTTACAGGTGCTACGTTAACTGGTTGCTTGTTTTGCATTTGTGAAACTTCGTCATTTTCTATAACTTGAGTTCCTATGACGTTTTGATCTTGTAAAGAATCGTAACCTGTTCCCAACTCTAAAAGTTCTTTTTCAGTAGCAAGTAAGGCTGCATTGAATAGTCTAATACTGTTTGTATCTAATCCGTCTGGTGATAAATTTTTTAATATACCAGGTCCGACTTTACCAGACAATAATTGTGAAATAACTCTGTATTTTAAAATAGTAAGACCTGTGTCTATGACAGCAAAATTTTGAACTAATTTACTTGTTTGTTCTGCTTTAGCTAACTCACCACCAACTCCTAAATTACCACCAACGGCCCTAGAGTATTGTTCATATGCTTTTAAAGCAGCAAATTGTTCGTCTGTAAAGAATTGACTTAAATTTTTATTATTTCTTAAAGCCATTATATTGTTAGCAAATTCTTTTACATCTAAAACTTCTTGAAATAATTTTTTTCCTGTTTTATCTTCAATTTTTAAAGATCTTTTAAAAACATCTTTTAATATATTGTTCCTTACGTCAATCATCAAAGGACTGTTTATACCACCAGCGTCTTTAATAAGTTCTGTTATGTTATCATATGCACCAAAATTACCTTTATTAGCGTCATCAATAAGTTTTGTCATAAACTCGGCGCTATTACCTTTATTTGTTAAAGCTTGTGCAAATACTCCGTTTTCAACTTTATTGTTTAACTGTATTAATTTTTGTATTTCTTTTACTTTAGTTGCATAATCTGGACCCAATAGAAGTCTTAAAGAGTCTGGATCATCCATCATAAACTCACTTAATATTTTTTGCCCTCTAGGATTTTTAATAGTTGAAGTAATCCAATGATTTTTTATGGTATTAAAAAACTTTTCATTAACCGCTATATCAGCCGCCGTAGCGTCATCTGGTAATTTCATTAATTCTTTTATAGCTTTGATGTTGGTATAATTACCTGGTTTTATAAACGTAGAAGCAAATCCAGACAAATCATTCCCTTTAATAAGACCGTCACGTATTAACTTCATACCATTCATTACTTCGTATTGAAGAGCCTGTGTGTTTAACAATTTCATGTTACCCACGAATTGTTTACTGCCAGTTATAAAACCGTTTTTTGGGTCTAAGTAACGAGTGATATGTTTATGTAATTGCCCATAAGAAAAGATTTCGTCAGAAGTTGCTTTTGGATCATGCATCATTCTAAACAAGTCTTTTCTCATTTCAAATAAAGTATTAAGTTGATTTTTAAAATTTGGATTATTAACTGCGTTAAAGCCTCCTTGAAGTTGCCTTATCTTGTTGTACATTTTTGTTAATTGTGGGAAATTTTTAGGACCTTTGTAATCCATTCCTTGTTTACCAATTCCAGCAGTTAATTTATTAAGCTCTCTTCGCAATAATTTTTGAAAACCCATTACATTAACGCCACCATCAAATGTGTCTGTTGCGGATTTTGCTGCGTTGTTTAAAAATCTAGTTGTAAATTTATCGTTAATTTTGTTAAAATTATTAATAGTTGATGCTAAAGCTTCATCTGCTTGATTCATAGTAACACCGTCTTTAATATTAAAATTAACTTTTAATTGTTTTTTAAAATCAAGTGTTAATTTATTTTGTACATTTATTAAATCTTCTAAAGTTATAGAGGGACCTACAGCGTCTCCATCTTTATTTACTAGTTTTAAATTTTTAAACAAAGTGCCTTTTTCTAATGATCTTATAATTGAATCTGTTTGAGTTCGTCTTATATCTGGTGCCAAAGAAATAAAACCCTCCGATTGAGTAAACATATTTCTAATTTGTGGATTTACAGCTAATTGAGCAAATACAAGTCTGTCTAAATCTAATTCATCAGCCATATCAACTAAACTTTCCGATATTTCTATGGTGCCAGGTCTTTTACCTCTTATTAAACGATCACCGACAAACGATGTTAATTTGTACAGACCTCCGGTTAAAGCGGCAACACCGTAATCATCCCATTGTTTAAAAAACTCTGTGGCATCAAAACCGCCATAAAACTCATCTTCGCCGTAACCTAAAAGAGCATTTATACCTTTGTCTATTTTTCTACCTACAAAAGCACCAGCTGCGGTTCCAATTGTTGGATAACGACTTACAAAAGCACCGGCAGTTCCAAGAACAGTTTCAAAATTAAGAAGAGTGCCCATGGTTTGCGGAATATCAGAGTATTCCAATCCAAATGGATTTACTAATTTAAATTCTTTGTCATCTTTATTCTTTTTGTACATTTCTAAATCATAAGTATCATCACCTATTGTTACGTTTTGTCTTATAAATTGACCCTCTGGATATGCACTTAAAAATCTTTTTTTTCTCATTTCAAAACTATTCATTCTAGACATGGTAAAAGCTAAACCAAAATCATTAAAAAAGTTAAAATCTGCATTAGAAACAGGTTCACCTACATAACTTGATACGATATCTAACTTGTTTGCTATTTGTGTTTCTCTTGCTTTGTCCTGTTGCTTTAACATTTCCAAATCATACGTAGGACGTAGAGGTCGATTTACATTTGGATCAATACCTTCAGCTTCTAATTGTTCTTCAAGAATAGTACCAAAGTCTGTAATCTTTTCTTGAAAACCTGCTGTAGTATCTTTTAATTCTACTTCTTGTTGTCCTAATATTTCTACCATAATTTATCCTAAAATTGAACGAATTGCCTTATTGTTTTATCTCCGTCTTTGTACTCGTATACATAGACAGGTTTTGTGTTATCAATATTACTCTCTTTAAATTCATTATCTCCTTCTCCAAATGAAAACTCACCGTCGACTGCATATCCTCCAAACCTTAAAGTTCCTTCTTTAAAAGCTTCTCCTGGTATTAATATTTCTCCATCTGCAAATTCAACATTTTCTTGGTCATTCATAAATGCTTGGTCTTTAGCGTACTCAATGCTAGTTGCACCAGCTATCAATGCTTTTACTTCATCACTGTTGCCGTAATCCATCAAAGCTTTGTTAATATATCGATTTGCTACATCAACAGATTGTATAAGATCTAATTTACCATCTCCATCTTTGTCAGACGCTCTAATTTCATTAATTAAATCTTCACCTAGTACGTCACCAAATTCAGATATGATATAATCCATATCACCACCCGTGCCGGCAGATAAAGCTCTAACAATCGCTGCACCGTTTGCTTTTATTTGATCACTACCTTTAGCTAACTCTATCATTAATTTTTGACCTTGCGGGCTTAGAGCTAAATTGAAATTAGCCTGTTGGAGTATACGAACCTCAGTATTATTTAATCTGTCATCATATCGTTGTGCACTAGTTAAAAATGCTTCTTTAGCAGCTTGGTTTAAAAGTTCTGTTGGTGCAGTGTTGCCAGCAGCTAAAGCGGCTTTGATAGTCTTATAAGCAGTAGGCGCTAATTCTTGCACATTAAATGTTTCTAAAAATCTAACAACTCCAGCTCTTTGTTCAGCAAAAGATCCTGTGGTGGCATTTTCAATAAATTGTAAGGCTTGATTATAATTTTTAATAGCACTAGTAGCAGCATCGCCGTCACTTGTTATTTTTTTAAATGAGTCTGTCGCTATTTCAAGTTGAGCTTGAGCATTTTTTTCAGCCATCATTTTTTTATTTGCTTCATCAACAGATTCATAAGGTTGAACTTTAGCTTCAATAACTCCACCAAAACCATTTAAAGTTGAAACATCCACTTTTTGTCCTGCCTCATTAAAAACAAAAATAGTATCGTCTACTTGAATACCAGCCATTCTTTGTGTTTTACCATCGATAGTAACATCATAGTTTGTGCTTGCAAAAAACTCTGGATTCTTTTCATCATCCGATACTAAAGTAAATGTGCCTGGTGTTAGAACTTCGTTGTTATCTAATCTTTTAATTACTACTTCATTAAGATTTTTGTCATAACTTTGAAAAGCGTCAACAACTTGTCCATCTATTTTAAGTTTTAAGTTTTGTTTGAATTGTGCAGCACTGTCCGCGTCAAACTCGTAATCATTAAAATTAAATGTTTTTTTATCATCACCCAAACCTACTAATCTGTGATTACCCATATCACTAGTTTGTAAGATTGCTGAAACAGTAGTGCCGTCAGTTTTATTTCTTAATGTAACTTCTTTTCCTGCATAAAACTTTTCTGGCTCAACTTCTGGTTTTTCTCCCTTGCTCTTAAAAGTGTCATATATTTGACCATTATAAATATATTCTATGTCACCATTGTCATAAACCATTGCAATACCGTCAGCATCACTAAAGGTTGTGCCTGCTGCATCAGTAAAATCACCGAATATTTCATTGTATGATTTTAATTTTCTCGGCTCTGTTTTGTTTTTAGACTCTTCTATAGCCATGCTTAATGCCATTTCTTTTAACCCTGCTTCTGGATCTGATGCATCAAAAGCTGCTTTTGCTTGAGCTGCTTGTCCAAATAGAGGTGCAGACGCTATCGCTGCCTGTCCTATTTGTTGTGTTGCGGCACTTATAGGTCCCGGTGCTCCGGGTTGTGCAGGTTGACCTAGTGCACCAAAGAATGTCATTAGTGCTGGTGCGTACGCATCAAAAGCATCAAATGGTTTCTTTTCTGGAACTAAATCTAATTGTCTTAACGTTTCTAAATTAGATTTAAAATCATCAACTAAACCAGAGGTAATACCTGTTCCTCTAGAAGTTCCTGTGCTGTCTTGATTCTTAAATAACTCTCTATCTAAAACTGCTGACATTAACTAAACCCTTTTATTAAACTACCAAGTCCCACACCTAAACTACCAATACCACTAGCGGCTTGTAAGAATGGGTTGACTTGCGAAAGTGGTGCAACTGTTTGAGTTTGTGATCCACCAAACGGTGCTTGTTGTGCAACAATGTTAGAAGCAAATCCTAATCTTTCAAATGGTAATTGCTGTTGTCTTAGTGCGTTTGCTACGTTCACATCCTCAACTTTTTGTCCAAGTTGTTGTTGTAGTCCACCAATACCAGATAGTGTAGCAACATCTGATCCTATAGCTTTTTGTGTAGCACCACCAAGACTAGCAATACTACCTGCAATGTCTGCTGTTTGTCTTCCTAAATTACCAAACTGTTGAGCTGCTTGCATACGTTGAGTGTTAGCTGCTTGACTAGCCGCTTGAGCTTGTTGAAAGTTTCTTGATAAATCTTCAAAGATACGTCTTGATCTCAAGTCTTGTGCATTACGTGCAAGTTCAGATTGAGCAATACCAAATCTAGAACCACCAAATGCACCAGCTTTTACAGCTTGACCAGCTAATTGATTTTCAGCAATCTGTTGCTGTCTATCAATTTCTTTCAATGCTTCTTGTGTAACGTTTTGTTGATATGGATCCATGAACTGACCGATACGTTCGGCAGTTGGTTCAAATTGAGCACCCGCTAATGTTTGTACACCAGCGCCTGTTGTTCCAAGAGCCGCGGTTTGTGCTCGACTAGCCGCGTCTAAAAATGGTTGATAAGCACCAATACCTTGTTGTGCTAAGTTAAAGGCCGCTTGTTGCGGTCCTGTAAAGTCCACAACTTTTTGTTGTGGCACTGTTAATTGTTGTTGTAGTAGACCAGGCTGACCACCTTGCACGCCAAACAAAGTATTAAACAGTTTGTCTTGTGCATCTTGTATACGTTGTGCCTGTTCAACTCTTTGTATTTCTACGTTCGTTGCCATTATGCTTGTGCCTCCAATTTATCCATCATTTGATACATTTTCTTTGCGCCCTCGCGACGGTCGCCTCCGCCCGCACCTCTGACTGCTTTAGCCGTCATGACAAATTCTCCGTCGCTTAGCATCGCAGGTATGGAGTCACTGGTTTCCGTTCCCGGTCCTTCTGACATCCCACCGTCTTGTAAATCCATTATACCACCATCTGCCGCCTGGACAAGAGCGGTGTTTGGAGCATCAACCAGTTGTGGTGTTGCAAGTAGTGCTAACAATTGCTCGTTATTCCCCCTTTCACCAAATGGTCCTTGAAACTCTGCCATGTCCTTTTTTTGTTGTTCTTGTTCTGCTTTAATTGCATTACCTAATGCAAACGTTCCATATATGCTTGCAAAGGTTGCTGCTGATTTTAAAATGCCAGCATTTTTTAAAATTTTATCTAAAATACTTGTGCTAACTTCATTTGTTGCTACATTGTTTAAATTTTGAGCACCTTTTATTAACTTTCCAGCTTCCAAAGAAGACTCTGGTAGATTACCTATTTTAGCTGTTAATTCAGAGGAACTTAAATCACTCCCTCCGCCACCGCCTGGAGTTGTCTGACCACCTCCTAAACCAAAACTATCTAATATTTTTAATCTATCCATAATGTTAGCTCCTTCAGTTTTTGGTCTTAGCACAGATTCTAAAGGACTTGATATAAATTCTTTTCCTATTGTTAATGGGTCAAAAGTGTCTAAACCATAAGCACCTTTAAGACCACCACCTAAACCAAAACCTTGTCCTGTAGCTATGTTAGTTCCAAGGCCCGAGATACCACCTCTAAGTGCCATTTGTAATGCTTGGTTAGGATCGCCCGGATTTTCTCTTTTATACTGACCAAGAAAAGCTCCTGCCGCTGCACCAGCCGCTGGCCCGTATAATGCACCTATAATAGGTGCTGCATATCCAGACACGTCTGCTGCTGCTTTTCTAAGTCTAGATCCAACATCACGAACACCTTTTTTTATTCGTTTAAATATTTTTTTAAGAAAAAACTCTGGCTGCCCTGTGATAGGATTAATTGAGTTAAGTTGATTACCAACAATATATCTCTCCGGTTCAATGCCCATATCACGCATAGACTCAAACAACCGTTCTTTCAATATGGGATTTTTATCTAAAACCTCCATTGGAACAACGGTTTCACCTTCAGCCGCGTGTACGATATACGTATCCTCATAACGACCAAGACCACCAATAGATGATACAAAATTTTTAAATTTATCTAAAGACTCAATACCTTGCATGCTTATTTCATGACCTCACCAAATATGTCTAGTTTGTTAACTTTGATTGCAACATCACGTTGAATGTCTTCTGATGTTGTAGCAGTTGCAGGGTTATCCACGTCAGCCTTTGCTTCTTTTTCGTCAGCGTACGTCTGTCCTGTTTTCGTATTAGTGATAGATATATCAGTCTCAACGGGTGTTATAGTTGGACCTGCTCTACCTGCTATTACGTTTTCATCTTTTTTTATAGTCATTTTCCCATCCTTTTGCAATATATTTTAACACTTCCAACGTCTTCTAGCTTGTCTTAATCTAGAATTAGGATC